CGGTTGATAAGTAGTAGTTTGTAAATACTCGCCCTTAAACCGTGTAGCAACATTGCTTGCACTAGGAGACCCAACTACTAAGTATTTGCTGTCTGGGCTTAATGTCAACGAAGCTCCAAATTGCAGACCTCCATCTGTAATGTTTAGCTCTGGCGATAATGTTTCTTTGTATATAAGGTTACCAGTTTCTGTTGGTCTCTCATATATGTGAACGCTGCCTTCTAAGTATCCAGATCCTGCTCTGTTTGTTAGTCCATTAGGTGCTGCTACTACAACTGTTTTGTTATCAGCTGATACAGCAATTACAGATCCAAAATTAGCAAACGTAGACCCGTCACCAGGTTCTGGATTTTGTGTCATTGCCATATTAGTGTACTTAGGAATATTTCTAAATACAGTCCAGTCATTATCTAACGCATTGTCAATCCAAAGCTTGTCGTCAGTTTCAACTCCGTTGTCTTGTATAAAAGTATTAGCTGCTGATACATCACTAAAGCGTACAGACTTAAATACTGAAATCCTCGGTAACCCTGATTCAACTCCTAACTCAGTAGTAATAACTGTGCTATCGCCTAGCTCAAGCGGAACTCTTTCTTCAAACTCTTCTAGCTCTTCTGAATCAATTACTATTGCATTATCTTCTAAACGTGCAATTTTATAAAAGCCGTTAGCAGAAGTTAAGTCTGCTAACCCTATAATTTCACCAACTTCAAAGTTTGGAGAAATATTTAAGTTAAGTCTTTTTAAGCCGTCATCAGCAAGATCAATACTTTCAACTTTATAGTCAGTTGATGCGTAACGATATATGTTCCATGTTTGGCCTTCTCGTCCAACCCATACAATTTCACCAAACGCAAGTAAGTCAATGTCTTGATCAAGAATGTCATCGTAACCAAATACAGTATAATCAGCATCTTCGCGGTGGACATAGCCAGCAGTTGGTACAAACTCTTCTAAGGGCAGTGTTACTGGAAACGGTTTGTGAGTATAATTTTTTGGTCGTAAGTATGTATCTACATCTTTAATGCGGTAGATTAAACGTGTATCGTCTGGATCAGTATTATTAGTAAGCTCAATTGGTTGAGGAGTAAGTAAAAACTTAGTCTCATCAAGAACGTATTCAACTTCTTCGTATTTGTCAACTGCACCGACTTGTGCAATTCTTACTGCCCATTCTTCATAAAATTCTAAGCTTTCTTTGTCGGCTGCTGCAAGAGCATCAAACAGTTTAGTAAGTGAATTTAATGTACCTTTGTCTGCAAGAAACCCTTGGTAGAACTTGTACTGGCTAGTATCATCATTAATAATGTTACGCAAGTATTCGCGCTGCTGGTAACCAATAAGATGCTGTGCAAGTTTCTGCTGATCAGCATCAAAGTTATCAGTGTCTAAGTCATAATAATCTGCAAACTGTGAGATATGAAAATCAAAGTTTGTAAATAATTTAGGCTCTGGACGCTTATTTAAACGAACCCAATTTGACGAATCAAACTGCGATACTCCGCCTATTTTTGTATCTGCAGTGTAGAAAAACTCTTTGTACTGTACCATCTCGCCAATACGGTAATCTTTGTTTGGTTCCCAAGTTGTTGTCTCTGCATTATCGTAGAAGAAGCCCGGAATGTTTAAGCTGCCTGTCCAACCGTCTGAGCGGTATCCAACAACACGAATACGCTCTTGACGGTATCCTGGTTCTGGATCATACAGAATGTCGTTAAACACTGTGCGGTTATCTAATAATAATACATGCTCTTTTTGCACAAGCGGTAACTTAATACTGTATACGCCGTCTGCTGTGTTGCGAGGAGTAATAGTAAACTCGTTGTCATTTGTACGTGCGCGGCTTGTAAACTCTTCGCGAAGTTTGTTGCCGTCTGCTTTATAAATGCTGTAATCGTAAAAGTTATCAAACAGGTTATCAACAACGGAAAATTCGCTTTTAAACTTTAACTGTTGTGATCCAGGCGATAATGTAATAACTGCGCCGTCTTCCCAGTTTTGTGTAGTCCAGAATGCAAACTCTTTAACAGCTTGTGTCCAGTTTTCAACAACGTTAGTGTCTTTATCAAAGTAGTTAAATTCAAAGCCCTGAGACAACAAATACTGATTGTAACCAAACATAAAGTCAGCTACGTCTTGAATAGTTTTAAGTGTTGTACCGTATGGTAGATCAGCTACTGTGCGACGATCAAAACGCTTGCGGACAAAAATGCTACGCCCGCCTACAACTGGTAAGAACGGAAGTTGTGCAAAGTTATCTGTTTCAAACGAAGCATCGCTTGAGTGAGAAGTTTTTACACGGTAATATTTTTCTGCAAATAATACAATCTGCCCTGCAACATAGTTGCGGCGTGCTTCCCACGCTATAAACGATTGCGATATACCGCCAATGTTAATAACTGGGTCGTTGTTAACTGCTGTTGGCTTAAAGTATTTAAAACCAGGCGCGTTTTGATCGTAGCCACGGATGATAAATCCGCTAGCTTGCTTTTCGATAATTACGCCCGAGTAGTTAGCGACTTCAATAGGCGATGATGTGTTAAGAAAGATCTGGTAGTTTTCTTCTGGAATAAGCACATTGCTTTGGTTAAGTGGAGTACGACTGTCTAAGATCATTTGGAACTTAGCTTTATCTGTAAACCCGCCAATCTTCATGCCAAGCTGCGTGTTAACTGAAGTTAAGTAATTAATATATCTATCATAGTTTAGCAGCACTGAACTTGACAGATAGTTAGCCATCATGTTTGTAAGACCAGAAGTTGTTACACGTTCTGCATCGTCAGTGTTGTTAGGAAACTTTAAATCAACAAGACGAATCTGCTGATGTGTTTCAGTATAAACAAGTTGGCCTGCTAAGTCTCGCTCTATACGAGATAAGTCAAAACCAGTACCTATTACTTTGTGTGGCTGGTTAAGCATCCAAGCAGTGATTAAACTGAACGGAAATTCTGAAGAGCGTCTCCACGCTGTTTCAACTGGTGCTTCGTCGCCAAATGTAAATGTTGTACTTGCTAAACTTGATATGTAACCTTGTGCATATCCTGAAGCTAACGGACTTAATAATTCGCCCTGGCTGCCTGAAGGAACGTGTTTTGATAATCCAGGACGAGCATACTTAGATCGTAATACTAATTCTTTGTTTGGCTCACGTACGATACCGTTTTCAAGGTCTTCCCATAATACAAGGTTGTCGCCTGTGTAAGGTGCTGGGCCGTAAGTAGTGTCCCACCAACCTGGCTTAGTAGTAAGTCCTAGCATCTCCCACGGATGAGAGTGTGGACGATCAGTGTCGTATGCTGCTTTGTAAACTGCACGCCAGTATCCTAGCAACGGATTGCCGCTTGGCGATGTCATAAACTTGTAATTGTAAGTAAACGACTCGTCTCGTGTATAATTGTCGTTCTTTGTGTAGTCTACCGAGCCAACAATACTTAACCATTGTGTAAAATCAAATATCATTGCATTGTCAATTAACTTTCGATCAAAACCTGTGTCGCGGTATTCTCCGCCAACAAAAGTATTAATGTCAAGAATGTCTTCGCGGTACGCTTGCTTGGTGTTGTTGTATATTCTTCTTTCTAACTCAAGCAATAAGTCATCGCGGTAATCGTTGTACGCAACGGTGATTGATCCATCGTGTCCTTGTATAACATTTACTGGCTCGCGGTAAGTATTATCTTCAAATAATGCAGGACGGTAAGACGGATATAATCCAAGCTTAGACGGGGTAGGCGGAACATAACATCCATCTGTTGAATCGTATTCGTAAATTTCAATAATATCGTCTACAGCTTTTTCTGCTGTAATAACGCAGAAGCCGTCTGTATTAAACGTATAATCTTGGCCTTTAACAAGCTGAGTACCGTTAAGGTAAACAAGCACTGCCTTTTCAGCTACTTTAGTATCGTCAAATATCTCGCCTAGTGCATAAAACTCGTTACGAGAATCAGTAACAGTGTACTCTACCCGTACAGATGATCTAGTTGGAACCATGTCGCTAAAATAGAACGGCATAGCTTCTGTTTTATCTTTGTTGATTGCTTCAAATATTTTATCAACGTGCTGCTTAACTGGGCCATCAAATCCAAGGTTAAATGCTTTCTGCATAAACACACGCTTGAATTTTGCGTATTCTTTGCGGTTATAACGAAGCGCCTTGATTATGTTATAATCACGGTTAGTAATGTGGAAGTTAGCTAAGTTGAACGGACTGCTGTGCTTAACAAATGTTTTACCAAAAGATGCAACATTGCCTAAGTCGCGTAAATTTGAGCTTCCAGGAAATGCTCCTGTAAAACCAAATACTTCTTCAACAATTCCGCCTACGTGGTCATTTACTTCACCAAGCGTAAACTCGTTAAGATCGTTGTTAAGAGGATTGCGCTCAAGGTTACTAGGAATCTCATAATAGCCGTTGCTATTTTTCGGAGTAGTACTTGATGTCTTAATAACAACACGGTCGTTAGCTGTTAAATCACGGACAAAGCGTACATACGCAACACCGTTAATTCTAGTAATTTCATAGTCAACACCATCTGACTTAAAGCTATTATTAACTGATACAAATACTCTTAGGTCAGTAATGTCGCCTGATTTATCATAAACGTCAATAGCAAAGTCGTTAGCTTGGTCAGCACCAAAGTACTGTTGAACTACTTTTTGATCGCTTAATTTGCGGCCTTTTTTCCAACCGTTAGTGTAACTATAATCAGTTCTTGTAGTGTAACAACGTAGATATCCTTGCTTGCTTTCTAAAGCAATTACAGTGTTATTCGTTGTAAAGGTATTTGTTTGCTGTAAAAGATTATAGCTGAATACTAAATCACCAATGTTCTCAAAAGCACGATAAGAAACAGGAAATCCTAATTCTACATCGTTAGTGCCGTTTCCAACTTTGTAAGTAAAGACCGGATTGCCTGCGAATGTTGTTGACGGATAAGCTAAATTGTCAGCAAAAGAATTTTCTTCGTTGTCATACAAATCAAACTTAGGTGTTTGGTTAGTAGCAGTTTTCTCTTGGCCGGCAATCCATTCAGTACCGTTGTAGAAGTAAATTAGTCCGGCGTTGGTGCCTTGCTTAACAAGTACAGTTTCATTTTCTAAAGGCAACGTGTCGTTAGTTTCAGTAAGTGTAATTTGGCGCTTGTTCTCAAAAGTAACAAATTTAACTTCAAAAATTCTGCCAGAAACAAACGAGTCGGGGTCTGCTGTAAATAATACACGCATTCCTTCAGCAAGGTTAACACCGTCGATGTTATAACCAATGCTGCCTTCAATAATACTAAACGCATCTGTTGTAAAGTCGTCAATAAGATCAATGTCAGCTTTTGCTTCAGTACCAAAGTTATATATTTTTATACCTGCATCAAATTCAATAATAGGGCGGCGCGCACGCTGGTTAATGTCGTTGTCAACTGGCTGTCCGTTAAGAACTGCCGCTTGTTCAATAACCGAACGGTGGAACCAACGATTGTAACGTGTCCATGCGTTTCTATCTTTGCTTGCGCGGTTAATAACAATATAATCTTTATCGCCAGCATAAGACGATGCGTTATCAAAAGGCAAACGATCAAACCCGTCTGTATCAAACGGAATAGGAAGGTCAGTAGAATAAGATGCTGGTATTTCAAGGTCGCTAGAATCGATAAGGACAATGCCGTCACCTACGCCATCAACATACCATTCGCCTTCTGCATATTTTGCAGGAGTAACGGTGCCTGTAAAAACTACTTTCATTCCGTTGGAAAGAGCAAATCCTGCGCCTGTACTGTAAGCGGTCTTTCCTAAAATTTCGTTCTCAACATCAATTTCTGAACTTGCATCAATGTCGTATACTTTAAAATATCCGCTTGTATTGATTGCAGTAGAGCTTACATAATAAAGTGTATCTGGGGCATTTTCTGGAACAGTAAATTGTACTACGCCGTTACTAATGTAAAGATCAGTAACTTCGTTGCCTTCTGTGTCAAATTTAACAATGCCGTCTTTGTAAAGCGATGCTGGATTATTTGGATCTTCTTCAATAAAAGATCGTGACGTTGCAATCGCTAATGGATAATTTTCTGCGTCAATAACAAAGCTATATGTTTGGCCGCGATATAATTTTATTGACGGGTTAGCTGTTGTGCCTGTTGACGAAAATTCGTAAGCAAAGTTATCGCCTTGGTCTGATACGGTTACATTGTATGTGCTAGTAACTTCTTTAGTTTGACCAAATACAGAGATTACTTGCGGGCCGTTTGGTAACCAAAAGTATTCGCGAAAGTTTGTAAACTTATCCCAATCAATGTTTGGAGACCAAGCATAATATTCTTGCGAATTTAGTCTGCTGTGGTTTTCAACGTTGCCGTTGAATGAATTAGTTTGGTTAATAAAGTCTTGGTAATCTTTGTAAAATAAAACGTTACCTAGGTCGTCTTTAATAACAGTCGCTGGCTCAAGTTGGTAGTCTGCACGCTGTTGTGAAACTGCGCCTAAATAGCTATCGTCTTTTACTCTTGCTTTTGATACTTGGCGTCCAATGTATGCTGATATTTTTTCAGCCTGGCCTGGTTGGATCATTTGATCCATTGTGCTTTGTAGGAACTTCTCGTTTGTAGGTGTACGGAAGAACTTAGGTAAAAACTGTGTAGACTTTACTTTTCTATTTTCTGGATTTGGGTCTGCTTGGAATTCCTGCTGGTCGTTGTCATATGCCATTAGAAGTTAAAGCCTCCGGTAGTTGGGGTTGTTGTTAGTGACGAGCTTACTACGCCAACAATAGTTTCTGCTGATGATGTGATAACCTTGCCACTTGCTTGTAGGCGTGTTGCAGTAATAGCGTCGATAATTTCTACGTCATCAACAGTTGCGCCGTTGATAACTATCTCGTCTGATTCTGAACGTATTTCGTATAATGAACCAAAGCTTTGGCTTTGTTGAACAGGAACAATTACAAAAGAAACTATGTCCGGTGCAAGCTGATTCATTACGTATGCCGACAATTCACTAAAGTAAAATGTCTCACCGAAGTCCCAATTTTCCAAAGCAAAGTATTGACTAATAGCTTCAATAACTCGCGTCTTCACATCGTTGTCGTTGACAACTAAGTCTGGGTTTTTTACAATTTTAAATGTTGCTCTCAAATCTTCATTCGCCTTTGATCCAAATAGTACTTTGTACTTAACCGGATGATAGATCACCTCATCGCTAATACTTTTGATCTTCTTTAATTCGTTTCCAAAAGAAAGGAATAATGAATCACTGCTTGGCGGTAACGGAGCCGCTGCTAGCGCGCCTGCAAGGTAACGACGATACAATGTATCATATGTACGTGTTAAGATAAACATATCTATAATGTTACTTACCGACGGATCGATTCTTGAATTAGCATCTGCTGCGTGCAAGTAATAGAACTTAATATCACTGCGACCTACATAAGCGCGGTATTCAGAAGTTAAGTTAAGCGTTAAACTTGTAGCATCTAATACACGGAATGTATCGCGGTCTACTATGTAAAATACTATGCCGTCGTCGTACTGACTGTAAGTACCAATAGCTATTTCTGTTGCAACTACTGTAATATTTGCTGCTGTTTGATCAACGTACTGGAAGTCTTCTACTCCGTCTGTATTCTGATACGACTGCTGGAAAATAAACTTCTCTGTGGTATTAGTGCCTTCGTCAACGATAATGTTAAACACATCAATGTCATCTACAACGCCGTCAGCGTCACTATCATAAAATCCTACTTGAATTTTATTAGTATCTACGTAGCCTTCTTTGTCGCGGAACTCTTCAATAATTTCCCAGTCGTGGTCAATAGTAAACGGCGACGTGCTGTCTGGTTGTGTATTGATTGACATAACTTGTATCTTATCTTTAACAATACGTCCTAAGTTACTGTCATAAATTGTATCTGACGAATCGTAATAGAATTTAATCTCGTCTTTGCTTTCAAATACATAACGCAAGCCGCGGTAAGTAATTGTGTATGTTTCCCCGTTTGTCTGGAATAGTAAAAGCCAGCTTGCATCTAAATTCTGATTAGTTACATCGCCTTGTCGACCTGTTGAGAACGGAGAATCAATATCAACGTTTGTGTTTGTAATCAAACGCCAACTCTTTTGTGATACATCATATCGTAAACCAAATGTATTAAAGCTAAATGCTTGATCAACAATTTGTGTTTTAACATCAGAAGTAATTGCTGTTGCTAATGCAGGGCGTAATTCAACAAGTAAAGCACTTTCTGGAATAACATCGTTAAACTGAATAGGGCCTATGCCGTCTGTTATAGCCGTTCCTCGTCCATCAATACTAACTACCTTGGTCCACTTATAAAGACTTGCGCCTACTACTGTAGCATCGCCTGGTAGTGATTTTCCGTCTGCCGTAAAGTACTCGCCTGTTGGAGGAATAAATTTACAAAGTGTACCTACAGTAAGATTTTTAAGCGAGTTAGTAGCAAATGATCCTACTGAATATAATTGTCCTTCAGCATCTTGCAGCAAGCCCGTTGAGCTATTTGTGCCTGATGTTGATTGTGACCAAGTTGCGCCGAGGTCTGTAGTAAGTATCTTTGGAAAATTCTGATAATAGAAGTTTAATAGCTTTCTGTCTTTTAACAACGGTTCAATCGTATTAAGTACAACACCTTCAATATCTGTTTGTGTTTGGAAAGTAAATTTCGCTTTTTCTGATAGTGCTTGCTTATAAAGTACACCGTCTGTTCCATAAAGATTTACTGTGCTGTATTTGCCAGATGCGTCAATAAGATCAAAGTAACGACTAATGCCGCTTGATGTTCTGTTAACGGCTTTTACTTTAATAATTTCTTGCGACACGCCTAGCGGAGCAACGTTATAGTCCTCAGGAGTAATCATTCTGTTTTGAGTATAATACGTTGACGGTGCATTAGTCTTAACGCTTTCGTTAGTTTCAGTAGGAGAACCGTTGTCAATTGCCACTTTAAGTGACATACGCAATGTAGCTTCTTCAACTGTTCCGTTTCTGCTTAGGTAAGGTACAACAACGGTAACGGCTTGTATTTCGTTTGGCTGTATAAACACTCTTCTATTTGCTGAAGAACGGTAATAAACACGGAACTGACCGCTTGGTAAGTTACCAAAAACACCGTCGCTAAAAACTAAATTAACACGGTCTTCTGCACGAGTTAATGCTGCGTAGACGTTACGTATCTTTTTGCTTAGACTGTTATAGATAATGTTGTTGCCTTCAACAGCATCAACCTTAGTCCAAAATTCTGTTTCGTTTCCTTCGCTATCAATCTTGTAAAGCCATACATCACTATTGTTAATGTTGCGGCCATCAATGCCAATAATCTGGTTAGGAACTGGCTGTGTAACCGTAAACACACCCTTGTCAAGTGTGCCCTGACGGAAGTGCGAAAAGAAGCCTGTGTTAGACGAGCCTGCTCCGCGACCATCGTCACGATAAAGCATTGCAAGGCTGTTTGATAATAACGGTGGTTCTTCTAAAATTTCGCCGTTAACAATATCAGTTGACACAACTTCAAATGTAGTGTTACTACCTTCAACGTTCTTGCTAAATGAGTATACTGGAGTATCTGTGTTAAGTGCATTAAAGCGATATTGCTCTGTAGGAATACCTGCTATTCTGTCACTTTTTGTAGGACGACCAAACGTGTTGTTAACTGGTAACGCTGCGTTTATAATTTTAATAAACTGCTCATACCAATTTTCGTTAGACGGATCATTCCAAACTATTGTTTGTCCTGCTAAGTTAATATTGTTTGCATCAATTACTGATTCTGTTGTTTGCACTGAATCTATTTTAAGCAAGCCGTTTGCTGCTTGGTTACGTTTCACATTATATGAAAGTAGACGCGCAAGGCGTAGTACTGATTCTCTACGTTCAGCTAGATCAATAAAGTTTTCACGTGCATTAAGATCAATACGAAATGACAGGTTTTGGCCTAAGAACGCAATCATATCAATAAGCGCAAGATACTCGCTGCTTTCAATATAATCGTTAAAGTCCTCAGGATAGTTTTCCCTAAGATAATTGATCATTGTACGACGCAGGTTATCAAAGTCATAGCTCTGAAAATCTGCATTACGGAAGCTCTGATATACTCTCTTCCAATCCTCTGCTACGAGGAGACGGTTCTGTCTGTTAGTTGCTGACATTTACGATTCCTTACTTACCATGTATTTATTCAGATGAGATATGTGCGTACTTAAATAATTACGCTAATAACCCATTATTCTGATCAAAGGAAAATCGCATAGATTCTGATATATTATAAGGCAGGTAGGTTAAATCGCATTCAATTTGAATGCCACTTTCAAACGAATCAACAGTTATTTGATCGACAACAATACGAGGATCGCTGTTAATAATTGTTGTTATGTTTTCAGTGATAACTTCTTTAAGCTGATCTGTTAGCGGGTCATATAAGACGTCCCATATAATAGTACCAAACGTAGGATTTTCTAACTTCTCACCTTGACGTATGTGAAAGTGATTGATCAAATCTTGTTTAATTAGTTCTAAGTCGTATAAAACGGTTGATCGGCGTTCAGGATCAACCGTGCTTAATCCGCGATAGTTAGTGCTAGTAACAGGCGCTTCTGGTGCCTTGGGCGAATTGACGCTTACACGTTTAATTAAGTTCTTTTCTATTGTGCTCATCTACTATTTACCTAGTATTTGGATCCACTAATACATCTGTGGAGTTTCCGTTAATGATACTTACGTCTGCTGATTTAGGTATCTCCCACCCCCTACGAACGTCTGTAACGTACAGCGTTGGTCCGTTAACCGTGAAGTTTGATATACGTGCGTCATTACGCTGATTGCCTCCGTAAACAGCTACACGACCTGTTTTGGGGTTGTAGCTGCTAACGAATCCTATGTGCCCACCTGGCCCAGTTTTGCTTTTAAATATAATAATATCGTTTTTGCGCACATCTTGCCAGTCCCGCCAATCAACAGGCTTGCCGTACTTTTTATACGCTTGAGAGCTTAAAGAACGAATTGAATTAAATCCTGATTGCTGTAAGACATAAGCAACAAACCCTGCGCACCACGGCGGAGTTTTGTCGTTTTCGGTTATAACATTACATGCTGCAACACATTGAATAATGTTAGGATTACGGCCGTTTTCTTTCCAAGCTTGTGATTCTGTTACTTTTAAGAAGTTATTAAGAGAAGTCCATGTTCCTGTATCTTTTGCGTCTGTTGAAGAGTACTGAATAAAGTTGCCTTCAGCGCCTGCTCCTCCTGGCGACCCGTTTTGGTACCCAGGAGGATCTTGGTTTCCTGCTATATCTTTCTCGTCTGTTTGTAATGCTGACGACTTATACACTGAGTCATAAACGGCTGTTTCAGCTGGCTGAATAACACGACTAGGATCAAGTATGCCAGATTCTGGTATTATAATCTGACTCATATTGCTGCCCCTAATTTAAAGTATTCGTCTGCTGTTGTACCAAACGAATCTCGGCCTGCCGATCCGTCTCTCCAAGCTGCTGCATTAGACACTCCTAACTTGTGCGCTACAAAAAGTATGCCAGCTATAGTACTCACAGGATTAGTTGCAATAATTGTACCTAGAGATTTTAGTGCGGCTAAGTTGTTTTCAGTGAAGATAATAAAGACGTTTTCTTGCGTTACCTTATCTGCAAGGTAAACAGCTGAATTGTGTACTCCGTCTTTTCCTGTCCAGTTAGCAGCTTGATTAACGGCAGCTTGGCCAAACTCAACAAACGATCCTGATTTTAAGTAGCCATTAACTTCTAGTGATGATGCAGTAATTTGATATCTGCCCAGTCTACCGTCTGCACCAACTGCATCATACGAATTGTTAGATTCTCGTCTAGCAACTGCTTCTGCATACGCCTGTGTCTTGTCACCTAGCTCCCGTATGTTTCTTGGCACTGGTTGAGTGCTTGTAGCTGTAGTTCCCGAGTTTAATGCAGGCGATCCTTCTGCTACATCGCGCACGCCTGTAGTAGCGTCAAATTGAGCCGGTGCTGCTTCTTGCGTTGTTGAAGTTTCTACAGTAACTTTTGTGCGGGTGTCAAATGTATCAAAAGTAACAGGCGGATATGCTTCTGATTGTCCTGCTCCTGCTCGTGTTTTTTCAGGGACAAAATTAAGCGGATTTAGGTTTTCATGTTGGTACCACGGTTCATGTTGTGGAACACGCGCTGCTACTGACGCACGAAATGGTGCAGTAGGTTTTATTGGTACAGGCTTAGTCGGTATCGCTGGTTTTACTGCTGGCGTTCCGTTGTGTTCAATAATATTCGGAGCACTATCATTAGTAAGAGCAGTATAAAGTTGTTTGCCGTCTCGGGTTATTAAATTAAAATCTCCTGTAGTTACTTCCATTTTAGTCGCTAACTTTGAAATTGCATGTAACTCTGCTTCTGTAGATATTGCAATTCTGCCATCTGCTTCAATAGCTATTTGTCCTGTTGCCCCAATAGTTAAGTTGCCTCCTGCAAGCAAGGTAGCGTTACCTGCTTGTGCAACTGCTGTAAAGCTTTCTTTTGCATAATGGGACTGTGATGTATTCGCATGTGTACTAAAGCTTGTAGAGGCGTTAAATGCAATATTTTCACCCGATGTAGTATTAATAGATCCGCCAACATCGTTGCGCTGTCGCTTACCAACTACCATGTTCATATCTTCACCAGCGGTAAAGTTAATGTCTCTATCTGCTGTAAAGTTTAGATCTTGTGCTGTATGTACGCTTATACTATCTTCAGCGTAGATATCAATTTTACCGTTGCTAGTAAGTTCTATCCACGATGTTCCTCGTGCATTGCCAATGTAAATTAAATCCTCTGTATCGTGCATAAGAATTTGATGGCCAGTTCTAGTACGAAAACGCATTAATTCGTTTTGTAAAAGTGTGCGGTCTTCTGGCACTTCTTCGCCGCGCTCAATATTTGCATATTCTGAGGGGCTGTTTTTAGGGTGGCCTTTACGTATAAGTGTTGGGTCGCCGTCGTCCATTACAAACGACGATCCGCCTAATCTGTTAGTTGGTACGTTTGCAGGACCTTCTTTAGGACCTAACGAAGATGTTTTACCTTTGCGGTCAACTTGGCCTGGCGTTGATATTCCAAACACCATTGACGGGACTTCGCGACGTGCGCTTGAGGTTGTTGTTCCTCGCGTTTCGTCGTCAAGTAGCCCTTGTTTTAATAAGCTGCGAGTAAATTCTTTGTGGTACGGCTTATTAAATGTTGTCGGACGTGTTTCGACACCGCCTGCATTTAATGTACGTTTGTTGTATTCTGCTACAGGTAATTTCTTTCCTTTAAGCGCAGTTGGTGTGTTATCACTTGTACGGTTTGTAGACGCATTACCAGGCATCATAAAGTTCATGTAAGTATCTGGAATACACCCTATCCAAAAGCCTTGTCCTGGATTTCCTTCAGCAAATATAACAAGAACGTGTGTGCCAACATCTGGCGGTATCATCCACATTCCGTAGGACTTTTGGCTATTTTCGTAGCCATCGTTTTGGTTAACTCCTTCGCGAGGAGTAATGCCGTAAAACGGTGTTAGGTATCTTACTTCTGCGGTTAACCCTGAACGTGACGGTGCATTACCAGTAGTAGTATTTTTAAGTAGCTCTACTTGTAACCCTCCCATAAATTTAGGATCAAGATGAGATAGTACAACTGCCTCATAAGGGCCTGGATCTAGCGTATCGTGCTTTCGCTTACTCTGTGTATAGTGTGTATCTGATCGTGCCATTAAAATGTATCCGATAAGTTTGCGTTTCGTTCGTTTATTGCAGCTATTTCAGCTTTTTGTATATTTTGCTGTCTTACTCCGCTTTGTAGCTCTGGAGGAGCACAAGTAAGTACTGGAGTATTTTTTGTATCCGATGTTTCTTGATCTCTATGACGAACAAGCTCTAGCGTTTGTGTAAATAGTCCGTTATTAAAATTGTGTACTACTGTTATAACTCTATAAATTCCGCTGAATCCAGAAACCACGTTTCCTTTTTCGTTAATAGTTTTAGAAAAATCGTATAGACCATCTTCGCTAATATCAACAGGAGTTTGGAAAATTATGTTAATATTTACTTGGCCGTTTAAATGATTCATTGAGCCGTCTGGCTTAATGTTAAATAATCCTGGTTCTAACGAATCTTCTTCTACGTAATTTCCCAGTCCGCTGTTTGGAAGGAAATACGGGTCGCCTAAAATTTGTAATTCTAAAGTAATTAAGTCAGCGCTGCTATTAATAAATGCTTTGTGCATTTCCATAGCAACACGAGTTTCTGCATCAAGCGATTGAACACCTGATAATCCAGAAGCTGATCGTGTTATTTGTGAGGCTGCAACTCCTTGTGAGCCTGCTGAGCCTGCTTCGCCTACTTGGAACTTCTGTGTCGGATCGTTAATTGTGCCTGTGTTAGCACCGCCGCCTCTTGTTTCTAGACCTGCATTTCCGTAGTCTGCTGGCAAGTTCATAAAATAAGCATTGTTAAATTCAAGATTAAAATCAAGTATATCTTGGCTTTTTCCTGTGTACAAATAGTTATACTCTTTTACAACCTGGTTACGCGCATTTTCCATTCCTATCGACGGAACAGTTGGTGCTTTAAAAAAGGTATGAAGTAGCTTGTATTCTACAACACGATAAACGTAAATTAGCGGATATCGTCCTCCACGTTTTGCTTGCTCAACGTTGGTGTCAATAAAAACTTGTGTTTCTATTCGGAACCAGTTAATCATGCCGTCAACGGGAGTATTACAAAATTGCTCAACTAGCCCTCTACCGTAAGCGCTGTTTACTAGCATCATTTCAATAATTTTTTCAATCTTTGTGCCTGAGGTAAAAGTAAAACGGCGTCTGTCGTCTGATATTTCCATTCCTTTTGTTTGTCGTTTGTACAGTCCGGTATCTTCGTCAATAACAGTACCAGGCAGAGGATACGGAAGTTCTCCCGGAGCAGTCCAGTCTCCAATAACTCTTTTTAATCCAATTTTAAAATTAACGTTTTCGCGGGCAGCAAATGCAAGACGCTCTAATATGTTTTTGTCTCCGCCGCCGCTGTATAATTTCTTAAACGTTTCTTGGCGAGATACAAGTTCAGATTCACTAGGTTGATCAATTAAATTAATCGACTGATTAAAGCGATCATTAAATGATAGACTAGCAGGACCAACTGTTGCGCCATCGCCCGAATCGTTAGCTCTGTCTTGTCCTGTATTAAAAAAGCTAGATACATCATCTGGTATTTGTATAATGTATCGATCGCCGCGAACACTATTTTTTTCTTTTTCGTTTTCAATAGCACGCTCATTAAGTCGTGTTGCTAGTGATTCTGGACCAGTTTGTAACACTTCAATTAAGTTACTTCCTGTAATTGATATGTCTTGATTAGTTGTTTGTATTTGATCAGCTAGTGCTGATTGATTATAAGTAACTGCTTCTATTTCGTATGCACTGCCTGATTCTGTAGCAGTAATACGCATGTTAGTAATTTTAATCGGAATATATCGAGTTTGTCCTATATCTTCGCTGTTGCCGTTGTCGTTCCATCCTTTAAAATCTACTTTTATTAATAAAGGAGCATCAATATGACTAACGTACCCTTCTCTGTACGCATTTATTTTAATTGTTTCAAGGAACATTCCTAAGCTGTAAGGCTCTGTAATTTTAAAAGTCATTGTAGTTGACAATGAAGTTCCTGTGAGCTTATTAGGAGCTACAACAGAATCTATCGAAAGATCTTCCATGTAGTACTCAACTACTCCGTTAGCTTCTTCGTAAGCTGTTTTATTAAAACGGGTACTTTGGCCGCCTGATCGAAGTAATACATTTTTTGGTTCGATTCCGCGTTTATAAGATAAGTCTGGAAAGTTGTATTCTTCCGGAGTTAACAAATAAAGTGTAAAAATTGAATTAAACGAGGTATAGGTATGTAACGGATTAGGCAAGGGCAAGCCCGGTGATTTACCTACCGGAGCTGGTGCTTCACCTTTTGATTGCTTATCTTGCGGAAGGCCTTTGTTAATACCAATTACCATCCCTGTAGTGGCGCCGGCTTCTCGAGTTTGTCCAACGTTAATATTACTTGTAGGGCTTGTATCGTCTGGCATTTATATTCCTAGTTGTTGTCTAAGTGACGATGATTTTGGTAGGAAAATTTGTGTTCCCGGCACCATGTCAAAAACTGGATCTTTAATTATGTCCATGTTGCGCTGGGCAAATACCCACCATAGTTTAGAAGAGCCGTAGATATCGTGGGCTAATAGATCTGGCCTGTAAGTGTACTGTGGCTCAACTGTGTATAAAAAGTCGTCATCTTCTGCAGGAATTGAACGTATCTTTAATCTATCAAGATACGGTCCTGCTATTGTTGTAGTTTCTGCCCACGGACTGCTTTTGCTGTATTTTGCTGCCATTAGATAAATCCTTTGCCATTTTTAACATAGCTGCCGTTAACAAAATCCGACAAACTGAATTGCGAAATGCTCTTTCTTGAGTAAATTGGCTGTACTGTTACTGATAATGTGCTTCGCGTTGGTACCCAAGAAATGCCTGGCTTCCCGTCTAGGTTATTACTTATATCAGGTTTAAAGTATCTGTCATCAAAATCGTATGCTGGCGGAATAACTTCGCCGCCGCCAACTGAACAAGCAATGTAATCTATATCTGGCTGCATGTCAACTGTAAAGTTTTGAATTACTACCGGGACGTTGTTAAACACAAAATCTCCGTATCCGTTTAATTTAACTATTGGTGGCGGATTGCCGCTGTTTGGGTCATTTTCACCGTAAAACATTTTAGACACCGAACGCAGGTAATGTAGCATCGCTATCCAATATACTCCCTCTTTCTCGTTTTCAACAGTAAAGTCGCCCGTAATGTTAATCGCATCTACCTGGCTGCTAACGTAACTGGAATAAGTATAGTTAGTATGAGTAGGGTTTGTAGCATTGTAATTTGCTGAATGGCTCATTATGATTGTCGGAGAGTATGGAAAAATTAACCTACTTCCTGTTTCAGCAAGCGGTGCTAGAATCGCGCTATTCGTAAAAGACGGTATGAACGGAACGGACAAGCTTACACGCCAGTCTCGTTCAGCATTACTCGCAACAAACGATGCTTGCATTGATGTACGCTGCAAAGCTTCTGCACCTGTTGGGATATTACGAGATCGCAAGGCAGACGACAAATTGTTAACATCGAAATCGTTACCAATTTTGTTCAGTTTAGAATCAACTTTATCGTTAAGTCCTTTGCTAATTTTGCTCTTAATACCCGGTATAAAATTTTTCATAATACAACAATACTCCTATCCAAAGTATTTAGTTGACTTTATTATGTGCGTATGTTATAATATAGCCCAACCCAAGGAGACCTATTTGAAACCACGTAATTACTTAAACAACAAAGATATACTAAAAGAAATACACAAATCTAAGGCAACTTATTGCAGTTATGTAGATAAAGAACGAGATCATCAGTATGATATCATTGTTAAGGACATAACAGCTATAAAAGGAAGACACGAAACGCTTGAAGATGGTACGTATATAACAACCATTGCCCAAGCAAAAACGAATAGAGCAAAACGCTTAGGTGGGGCTGAATTTGTAAAGCACAAAGCAGATGGCGGGAAACTAAAACAAGCTGAATTTGCTATTGATCCCAAAACAATCAATAAGACAGATCTTGTTTTTCGTGTTATGGCGTTTGAGCATATTCCAGACGAGCCGGGTCGTAAGAAAAAGCCCAAAACAATAGCAGATACAAAAGTGAAACTAAGCTTTCCGCCGTTTCAGCATTTTAGATTTAATGCAGAAGGCGAGCTTGTGTGCGTTTGTAAAAGCCATTGGATAGGCGAAGTAGATTCTGGCAAGTTTGCTAAGGAAAAAGGTCAAGCTACTAATGAGCTTGCTAAGATGTGGATAAAATTGTGTGAGCGATATGCTACACGCGGTAACGTTCGCGGCTATAGTTATAATGACGAAATGCGCGGACAAGCAATTACACAGCTTGCACAGATTGGATTGCAATTTGATGAATCTAAGTCTGATAATCCTTTTGCTTATTATACACAAACAGTTACAAATTCGTTTGTTCGTGTTATTAACGTTGAAAAACGCGCACAAGATTTGCGGGATGATTTGCTTGAAATAGAAGGTTTAAACCCTTCATATACAAGACAGAATAAAGGCCAATGGGAAACTGCTTTAGAAAAGCATAACGAAGAATTTAACAATTCAGACGACTAGGAGATAATTTGATTAAACATCTAACAAAGCTATGCGGATGCGAACCCAAATATAGTATAGAAATACGTGGAAATGAATATACTGTTTATTATGGTAGATGTGGTCATGTACACGGATTTAATTTATTCACTATATCTGACGTTTCCCATAACTGTGATTTAAAACTTATAGAGGATTTATTAAATAATAAATTCAGGAGCGAGTAAGATCAATGACAAAAGATGTTTCATTTTACAACGGATACAGAATTAGGAGATAGTTTGACAAATTTATTTAAGAAGTTAGCAGTTTTCACTGACATACATCTCGGCCTTAAGGGAAACTCTAAAACTCACCTACAAGATTGTGAAGATTTTGTAGATTGGTTTATTAAAGAAGCAAAGAAAAATGGCTGCGAAACAGGAATGTTTTGCGGCGATTGGCACCATAATCGTAACAGTCTTAACTTAACTACAATGGATTCAACTATACGGTGTTTAGAAAAATTAGGCGCCGCATTTGACAATTTCTATTTGTTTGCGGGCAACCACGACTTATACTATAAAGACAAAAGAGACGTTAAAAGCACCGAATTTGCTCGCCATATTCCCGGCATTACAGTTGTGGATAAAGTTATTGAAGGTGGCAATGTTGCTATGGTTCCGTGGCTTGTAGACGACGAATGGAAGAATATTCAAAAGATCAAATGTAAGTATATGTTTGGGCATTTTGAGCTCCCGTACTTCTATATGAACGCTATGGTACAAATGCCAGAAACAGGAGAGCTAAAAGCAGAAAACTTCAAGCATCCTGATCTAGTGTTTAGTGGTCATTTCCATAAGCGCCAGACGAAAGGTAAGATACATTATATAGGCAATGCGTTTCCTCACAACTATGCTGACGCATGGGATGATGAACGAGGTATGATGATCCTTGACTGGGACGGCGAGCCTGAATATATTGACTGGCATGAATGTCCTAAGTATCGTACAGTTACATTATCTAAACTGCTAGACGAAAAAGACGAGCTTATTAAGAGTAAAATGTATTTGCGCGTTACGCTTGATATTGATATATCATACGAAGAAGCACAGTTTGTAAAAGAAACATTTATGGAACAATACGACTGTCGCGAGATTGTTTTAATACCGTCTAAAGTTGATGCGGAGATTAATACTGATCTTGATATTACAAAATTTGAGTCTGTAGATCAAATTGTAAGCAAAGAACTAACGGCAATTCAGTCTGACGTCTTTGAGAACACAACTTTGTTAAGTATCTATAACAATCTATAAATTTTATAGAACCTTTACTTAACAGGAAATTTGATGATAAAAATTTGCGATATGACCGTGAAAAATTTCATGTCAGTAGGTAACGTTAGCCAAGCAGTTGCGTTTGATAAAGTTCAGCTCACTTTGGTGCTAGGTGAAAACTTAGACCAAGGTGGAGATGATTCAGGATCTCGTAACGGTACAGGAAAGACGACCATAATTAACGCGCTTTCATATGCGCTTTACGGGCAAGCACTTACTAATATTAAACGAAATAATCTTATTAACAAGACAAACAATAAAGGGATGCTTGTTACTCTTAACTTTGAAAAAGACGGAATAACGTATCGCATTGAGCGAGGACGGTCTCCTAATGTTTTAAAGTATTTTGTAAACAATGAAGAAATAGAAACTGACGCAAACGAAAGTCAAGGTGATTCTAGAAATACACAGCTTGATATTAATAACTTGTTAGGCATGTCGCATGACATGTTCAAACACATTGTTGCTCTTAACACTTACACAGAACCGTTTTTATCAATGCGTACAAATGATCAACGTTTGATTATTGAGCAGCTACTAGGCGTAACTTTGTTGTCTGAAAAAGCAGAAGGTCTGAAGCAGTTAGTGCGTGAAGTTAAAGACGCTATTGTTCAAGAAACTGCTAAAATTAATGCGATTGAAGCTAGTAACAAAAAGATAGGCGAAACAATTAAGTCAACTGAATTGCGTCAAAAGGCTTGGCGCACAAAGCAAGCTAATCTTATCGCATCTTTAACTAAAAAGTTACACGATCTTGAAGAAGTTGACATCGAAG